CTGGAGCATCAGGGCGTTGTTCCGCAGGAACTCGATGAAGTCATCGGCCAGCAGATCGGTCTGCACCAGGTTGCCGCCGGTGGTGGCGCCCGAGGTCACATAGGTGGCGCGCTGGTTGAGAGCAGCGAACGGCACGAAGAAGGAACGCTCGGTGGTCTTGGCGACACCGGACTTCTCCACTTCCTTGCTCAGCTCACGCACCAGGCCGGCCTCGCGGCTGGACCAGTCGCCGGTCAGCATGGCGCGGATGCCAGCGGTGAGGCTGTAGGAGGCACGCTCCTCAGAAGCCATCTCAACGGGAGCCACGGTTTCAACCGGCTTGGCGCCCAGCTTGTCGAGGACAACAGCGCGAGCCTCGTCAAGGCTGCGGCCGCCTTCAATCAGCTGACGGCCAAGATCGGCCATGCCGTGCTTTTCGGTCAGGGCGGTGATGCCAGCAATGCGGGCGCGCTCGGCCTTAGCAGCCTCAGCAGCCGCTTCAGCCCGCACCGCCGTCAGATCGGGGGTGTTTTCCATCGGAACCTCGGGTTCTGTTTCGGGGGTTGGTGATGCGGCTGTGGCCGCAGGATCGGTCTCAAGTGACCGACCCATACCCACAGTGGGGTCTGCAGGTATGCTAACCACGCTGATCTCGTAAGGAGCCCAGCTGGTAGCAACGAAGTCGCCGCTGCCTCTTTGCTCCATTTCGCTGATTGCGTAGCCAAAGGAAACATTGCGCAGCACGCCGTCGCGCACATCAGCCAGCACCTCCTGTGCGAAGGCGTTGCGGCTGAACTTCACCGTGGCATAGCCACGCTTTTTCTCGCCGTCGATCCAGGCGCGCTCGACCACACCGATCACCCTGTCGGGGTCGTGGTTGAACAGCAGCGGCGCCGAATCGTTTAGGCGGCTGAGGTCAGCGCTGCGCGTGTCGTGCTGCAGCACCTCGTTGCCGAAGTACCGCGAGACGGGGTACTCGCTGGAGAACGGGAACTCGATGCTGCGCTCGTCTTCGCTGACCGTGAAGTCAGCAACCTCAGAGCGCTTCAGCAGTTGCCCTTCAAGGTCACGCGATAGGTCCATCGCTGTCCTCTGCATCAACGTTGTCTTCCACATTATCGGCCGGCTCGGGCTGTTCTTCTGTCATCTCCTGCTCGGGCGTCTCGGCCACCTCATGCTCGTGCTCGGGGTTGCTGTCGAAATACAGCTCCAGCTCGTCCGCACGATCCACCTCAGCCTTGCGCGCCAGCAGCAGCTCCTCCAGGTCGCCGCCTTGCTCGGCCACCACATCGGCCTGTGTCTTGAACCCGCAGCGCACCGCCTCCTTGTAGGCGTCCACCTCCTTGGCCGGATCCACCCATGCCCAGCCGCGTGGCATCCACCGCACCTGGCGGTAGCGCTCGGGGTCGGTCTCGTAGGCCGGCAGGTTTAGCACACCGCTCAGCACCGCCATCTCAAGCCATGCCTCGAACACCGGCCGGTGAAAGTTCTCGATCATGAACTGCTGCAGCGCCTTCCAGTTCTCGCGGTCCTCCAGCAGGCTCAGCCGGCTGCTGCTGTAGTTGGTCTGGCTGAAGTCGCGGCTGATCGTCTCGTAGCTGCAGCCCACACCGGCAGCCATCGCGCGCAGCATCGCCCGCATGAACGGCTCCAGCTGGCCATCGGGCGCGTCAAGCTGCGGCACCGTCACGCTCTCGCCCGGCGCCAGGTACTTGAACACGCCCGGCTCAAAGTTGCTTACCCGCTCGCCGTCCACCACCTCATCGCCCATCAGCTCGCCCTCGGGGCTGGTGATGAAGCCCATCAGCGCGCTGCTGGCGCGTGCTCGCACCACCTCGGCCTGCTCGTAGCCGGCCACCATGTGCAGCCGCTGGATCGCGCTGGCCAGCATCGGCACGCCACGGGTCTGGCCGGGGCGGTCCATCTGGTAGAGGTGGATCACCTCCTCGGCCGCCACAAAGCGATGGCGCGGGGCGCCCACCGGCGTGCCGCCAACACCGCTATCGCCAGGGTGCTTGGTCAGGAACGCATACCGCACCGGGCGCCCCCAGCGGTCCAGCTCCACGCCCATCCGCCACTCGTTGCCCTCGACCGTGCTGCCGCCCGTATAGGTGTCATCCAGCAGGTCGCTCTCGATGATCTCCAGCGAGAACGGCACCCGGCTGCGCCCGAACGGCTGGCGCACCATCCGCACGAACACCTCGCCGCTCTCGGCCATCGAGCCCACCAGCAGCCGCTCGATGTCGGTGAAGCTCAGCCGGCCAGCCGTGTGGCAGCTGTCCTTGCGCCCCCACATCGCCCAGGCGTTCTCAATCGCATCATTGACCGTCTGATCCAGCCGGCCGCCGCCGCGTTGCATCCGCACCTGCGCCTGCATCCTGATGCCGGTGCCGATCACGTTGTTGCGCACTGCACGAATCGCCTGGCGCGCGTAGTCGTTGTCGCGCACCAGCTGGCGCGAGCGGTTGCGCAATCTCGGCAGGCTGCCCTTAATCTCGGCATCAGCGCTGGTGCCGCCCGTCACCCAGTCGCTTGTCAGTCGGCTGACCTTGGCGCCCTCATACATCCGCCGCCGTGGTGCTGGCAGCGTCTCCGGCGTGCGGCGGAACAGCTCGCGCAGTGCAGAACGGACGCCCATCAGAATCTCACGAACAGGTTGTGAGGATTGCCAAGACCGTTGGCGATCAACGCCGCCTTCTGCTCACGCTTCACCTCAGCCTTAAGGCTACTTTCCAGGGTCAACAGGTCGGCCATTTCCATCTTCTTCAGCCGCCGGCTGCCGATGCTGTACTCAGCAACGGCACCGCCCGAGATGATCGAGCGGATCGCAGCCTGCACCGCATCGAGGTCCTTCTGCGTCTGCGTGCGGCCATCAAACGCCGCAGGCTGGCCCGCATAGCTCATGTTGGCCAGCACCGTCAGCTGGCCAGCGCCAAGCGTGATGTGCTCGCCGCTCTTGGTGGCCTCCGCCTGCCAATACCACTGCCCCGCGTCAAACCCGGCAGTTGTTACTTGTGCAATCAGAAATTCCCAGCCCTGCCCATAGGCAGTGCCCACCACCGTTGCGCCCTCGTGGTTTGTGTTTGTGCGCAGGTAGTAGGTCAGCGTCCACCCGGTGCCACTGCTTACCTGGTTGCCGAACACATCAGTGCTGGCAACATCGCGCCACTTCACCGTGTCGCCGGCTCTGATCTGGGCGGGGATGTTCACGGCCTCACCAGCTGTTGACGAACGCCGACGCCGCGGCTCCCCCTGATCTTAGGCGCGGCTTGCGTGGCTCAGCATCTCCATTCTGCAGGCGCTTCTCCAGCTGGTCCCAGATCGTTCTCCGGTCGTATCGCTGATAGAGCCGATTTAACGCCGCATAGGCGTAGACCATGCAGTCCAGCGCCTCGTTCCGTGCGCTTGGTTTCTTCACCCACTCCCTCACCGGGAAGCCCTTCACATACCGGAGCGCCTGCTTCTCTGCCGTCAGCTGCTCAAAATACTCACCGCCCGTCTGCGCATGAAAGTGCAGATAGCCCGGCCCCGGCTCGTTGTGCTTCAACCTGCCGAACAGCGTGGTCTTGATCGTGTCGCCACCGACCGGGAACACCAGCGCACCGCGCTTCAACGTCTGCCCGCGCGCGTTGATGTCCACCTTGCTCGGCTTGCCGATGGGTGGCTTGCCACGCTGGCTCTGGCCCTTAATCGCGATCACGCCCGCGCCCTGCCGCTCTCTGGCGTACTGATAGACCTCCGCTGTCGCGTGGCCGCCCGAGTCCACACAGATCACATCGGCCCGCAGCTTGCCGCCGCCAGCGTGCTCCCATTCATGCAGCACCAACACGTCAAGCTGCTTCCACACCTCCGGCCGGCACGGGTCGCCCGCGATCTCCTGATGGTCGATCAGCCAGCCCTCCTCGTCGCGGCCCCAGGCCCACACGCTCACCGCCAGGCGGTCGCCAGCAGATCCGCCGCCGCCCTGCACGTCCACGCCGATGGTTACCGCCAGCGCGCCCTCCGGCACCACGCCCGCCGCATAGGGCTCACACCGTTGCAGCAACGCATCGGCGCTCACCTTGCTGGCGAAGTCCTCCTCCCAGGTCTCGGCCAGCCGGGTGTTCACAAACGACTTGAGCATCGGCGCATCAGCCTTGGCCCGCAGGAAGTCGTCCACCATGTCGGCCCAGCTCAGCCAGCCCAGCGGGCTGTAGAGCCCGCTCAGCTGGAAGCCCGCAGTCTTGCCATCGCTCGGTGCTGTCGCCCGCCACTCGCCTTGGCGCAGCAGCGCCGGCTTGTGGATCTCAGCAAACCGCTCACGGCAATGCTCGCACTCGTAGACCGCCGTGGCCGGGTCGTTCTTCTCCCACTTCAGCTGCGGCCACTTCAGCCATTGCATCGCACCACAGCTGGGGCATGGGCAAAAATACCTACGCTGGTCGCTGCGCAGGTACTCCGCCTCGATCCGGCTGAAGTCCTTCACGGTCGGCGTGCTGGTCAGCAGGATCTTGCGCCGCGCAAATGTCGTCGCCCGCTTCTCCGCCAGGCTCACCGGATCGCCCTCGCCATCCACATCAGCCGGGAAGGCGTCGATCTCGTCCATGAAGATGTAGCGGCAAGGCGTCGAGCGCAGACCCGTTGCGCTGTTGCTGCCGGTCAACAGCATCATCCCGCCAGGGAACTCCTTGGCGAACATCGTGTTGCCGCTGTCACGGCTCCTGGCCGGTGCGATCTTTTCGGTCAGCACCGGCGTCTCGCTGATCAAACTCTCCAGCCGCTGTTTGCTCAGCCTCTTGGCCATCTCCACCGTGGGCTGCACCAGCAGCATTGGCCCCGGCGCGTGGTCGATCACATAGCCCAGCCAGTTGCTGCCGCTCTCGGTCTTGCCCGTCTGCGCCGCAAACATCATCACCACCCGCTGCACGCTGCTGGTCGTGCTCAGGCAGTCCATCGGCTCGCGCAGGTAAGGCGTCCTACCCGTTCGCCACGGCCCAGGCTCCGCCGATGCCTTGCTGCTCAGCCGCCGGTGCTTATCCGCCCACGCACTCACCGTCAGCGGCTGCTCCGGCCGCAGCCCATCCATGAACGCGGTCTGCCACACGCTCATGGCTCCACCTCCACAAGCGCCACCAGCGCATCACGGTGCTCATCGCTCAGCAGCTGGTGGATCACCGCAGGGTCGGTCTCGCCTGCCAGCTGGTGGCTCAGCCGATCCGCCAGGTTGCTCAGCGCCTCTCGCACGCTGCGTCCAATCTGAAACGCCTGCTTCTTCACCTCCTCGGCCGGCACCAGCTCCTTGCGCTGCTGCGCCACCTGCAGCTTCGCAAGCTCCGCCTGGTAGTGCTCGCGTCTCGCGCGACTCTCGTTGAGATCCGGGATTGCATCATCCGGCAGCGCCTCGATGGCCCGCTTCAGCTCGCGCGGGTTCGCCGGTAGCTCCACCTCCACCGGGTCCGGCTGGCTCACCTTCGCGTTATGCGTGGCCTTGGTGTTCTTGCGCCACAGCTCCAGTGCCAGGTCGCGGTCCAGCCATCGCTTGCCGTCCTTCTCAACGACGGCCGCGGCGATGCGGGTGCGGATAGCTCCAGTGACAGCCGCTTTTGAACATCCCTTGATGGCGGCAAACTCGGAAAACGTGACGAGCACTCAGTTGTTGGCTCTAGCGTTGAGTTAACTCAGCCTAGTTAACCGCTTAACCGCTGGGGGGACC